GCCGCTAAGAGTCCCATAATGAGATCGACAGTCATTCAAAAGCGCGAACCATCGTGGAGGTAATAATGCCTCCACAACAGAATGTGCAATTGAATCGCTCGCAGAGCTTAGATCAATTGTCGCAAGGTGTTGGGTTTTAGACCCAATCCGAGCTAATTCTTGATTCCGGCTCTGCAATCGTAAGTCGACCCCATGCCGCAGAAGCCTCTTTCCAATCATTTCGCCAACGGCTTTTTGAAACCAGAGATTAAGTCCTGGTTCAACGGCTATTACGCGATTGGTGGAAGCATCCTTTGGAACGGTGATAACCTTATTACCGACTTGGAAAAGCGGAAATCCCGCTTCAACAAGCTGGGCCCCCCAAAGTGGATAAAATTCACTAAGGGTTTCCCACGGTATAAGGCCGTACAGATCACGCGTTATTCCGATTTCGCATCGGAACTTTTTGGCTGGACTGGCGTCCCTACGCTTTATTAACGTAGAGGCACCAGGACCCCAGTCAGGCATCTCGAATACCTCGTCGACATCAAAGCCACCGAGGATCTTTGCTATTTTACGAATGACTGCGTCATGCAGCCACACGGCACGGCCCCTGAAAAGAGGGTCATGCAGCAAATTTCTGAAGCGGCGATTAGTGCTCTTACAGAGAAGCTCAAATTTTCGAAACTTCTCCAAAGCCACCTCGTCCAAGTCGCGGGTCATGGTTAAACCCTGAAACTTCGACAAGAACTTAGTGGCGGCGTAAGAGTCCCTGATTTCTACATACGAATTGTAATGTAGAGGATTGAACTCTAGCTCCGCCAGCTGTTCATGCTCTCCCTCGCGGAAGAGAATGGCAGCTGTGAGAGCTCTAGGACAATCCAGGGCTTCGAGGTAGGAGGAGATTGCCGAGGATTCCAAACCCTCGGAAACGCGGTAGGTCTTGATTCCATGATGGAATCTACCGCCATACTTCTTAGAAGACATGGCATCTCCAGAGTGTGCGCCCTGTTTAGGGGCGGTCTTCCATAACGTAACCTAAGGGGTATTAAGCCTTAGTATACGTTCTCGAAGGTGGTTACTGCATTTTCGAGCGGGCTTCCCGTTGAATCGGTAGGCGCGCCGTCGGATGCATTCACCGTACGAGCGAAGAGCGAAGCAACTCGCGAGAAGAGCGTTTGACGCTCGAGCAAAGTTGAACGCTCTGGGAGGAAGAACTCCATGACGCAGGTGTTGTCGTACGCCTTTGTCGGAGCCGGCTGAATGCCGGTCGCCGTAGACGGACTCGTAACCTCTAGCGTCGGGAGAACGAGCTTCACGGTCACTTTGTAAACCCGGCTCGCCTTAGTAGGCGGACGGACCGACATTGTGAGCCGCGGGTAGCCGATGGCGTAACCGCCAGACCGGTCAACCCATGACGCGATCCCTTGGGGAGAAATCCCCTCGGGGCTCATCGTGGAATCAACACCGACGGTCGCACTGGTCGTTAAACGAGCCAGGGCGTGATCGATGATGCCACTTGCTTTCACTGCCGCGATAGCGGACATGAGTACTCCAGAGTTTGAAACATGGATACCATTGAACCCCTATCAACGAAAAGTGGCGGCTATCAGACTAATCGCATTTGCTGCGTGGGTTACACTGGCAAAACCGTTCTTGAATGATGGGAAGGTCGGCATTGGAAACTGTAACAGTTTCGTTCTGTCGAGTCTTACCCAATCAGCCTTGAACAAGCCGTGTTCCACCTTAAAGAATGCAGGGTTAGTCACGCCAAACTGTTCATTGTCAATGGCGGATACCGTTTGCCCTTTTGTAAACTGAGTCTGAAAACCATCCATAAACTCTAGACCGTCGAAAGCAGAAAATGCTTCGAGGTAAGGGCCAATGGGAAGGAACCAGTCAGCTACGAAGGAAAACGGAAGGATCTCCCATACGAGGTTGATGGGATTTGTGAAGCCCGTCTGGGCCAGAAAAGAGCGGAGAGGGGAGGCCATACGGAAACGTAAACCGATACGACACGTAGTTTCGGTCAGGGTTGAATTCCTGGCCTTACCAGTCGTGTCACTCGTGTTTACGGCCGGTAGCAGAACCTCTGAGTAGCTCTTAGCTTTTCCAGACGCAGTAACCGTTTGGACGAATCCCTCTGTATTCATTACAGAGAGTGATTTCAGAGTACCTTCGATATCCATGAGTAAAGGTTTCCACCCATATTGGAGCTCAAGCCAGTTATTGGCCAGGCTCTTTGACGGACGGGGATCACCCTTACGGATCTTGGATACTCTGCGTCCCGCAGTTAGGATTCGTGCAGCTTCAGCAATGTTACCACGCTTGAGCTGTCGAACAGACTTGACGATCTTAGACGCATTTTGCGTAATTAGACCGAATGTCTGGCCTATCTGAGCAAAGTCTTGGGCGAGATTAGCATCAATCCCGAGTTCGGCTCTGTCGATAAGCTTCCTAATCGCGTTGTTCCGCGCCAAAGCAAGATGCTGAGGAGCGGCCGGTTCAGCATAACCCGTCGTTTGAAGTCGAGTGTTCCACTGCCACTCGGAGCCTGTAATCTTAAAGCTCCCTGCTAAATTTTTGTTAGCAGTGACTTCCTTTATGAGAACACTATGGTTATTAACCGGAAGAGTTCTCACCCGAAGAGCAGCAAAGCTGGGCGTCCGAGTACCACTCCAGGTGCGTGAGTAACGCAATCTGGAACTCGGTTGCACAGTCAGCTGATATTGACCAGGACCTGTAATCCCAAAACGCTCTTGAACAATCGTGAAAGCAACCACGGCTGTCTCAGGGCTAGGACGAAGGGAACTGGACTTCGGAACGGACGGTTTGGCTGCATGGCTTGATTTAACAAGAGCCATGACTCGCCTACGTGCCTTTCGCACGATAGGTGGGTACTCTGTTCGCCGAGGCCTAAGAGCCATCATACCCTTTTCCCCTTTATGGGGCTTTTTGGGTGATGGAGTAGGCAGTCTCTGACGCACAACGTACGGGTAGCCGTTAACGTATCGAGTCAGCTCAAGGATAAAGCTCCACTTCGACCGCGGTTGCGGATAGACTGGAATATCGAAATCTTCCCTCAGAAGAGCAGAAAGCTCCATGAGTTCAGAAGACCATATCCAGTGCCCATTACCGTAGAGGTGAAAGCGGCCGTATTCTCGGGCCGGAACGATACTTCGGTTTAACCCAACGCGCCCCAACAAGGACGAGTACTCTGGGTGTGCGATGATGTATGGAGTAAGTAAATTTACCGCCATCCAGGGATAACCTCCCAGATAGCGCTACATACACCAACGATGTTGGTGCCTAACAATCCCGATTGGAGGAAAAGTAAGGCTACGAGAACGGCTCTTATGATTTCGGAAAAACCGATGTCAAATTGACGTCTCATAACCACCTCCAAAAGGAAAAACGATTGTTAGGGGTCTAAGGGTTACCCTTTGACCTAAGGTTGCAATCATCGGGTTCAGGGGAGCTTATGCTCCCCCTACACCGATTACTCCGGTGGTAAGTGTGCCAAATCCCTTAGAACACTAACGGCAGCGGAAAGTTCCTCGTCAGACATCTCAGACGCCTTCCGATGCAACATGTCGGTACTAAGGCCATGTTTTCGAATGGCCACCTTCATGTAAGCATCGTACTGCGCGTTTAAGAGCTTTCGAAAGAATAACCCGCCATTAGCAACTTCGGTACTTTTGGCCATATCTCCTCCAGGGTTGATTGCTCCCTTTAGAGACTACTCTTTCAGTAAGGGGCTATTAGTGCTTCGTAATACCCTTTAACTTGAGAGCAGTAAGTGAAACGTACAGGCGGATTGTCTTTTCAAGGACAAGACGCTTTCTCGACTTGCGAATCGCTTCATATTCACGAGTATATTGGCTTTCGCTAATATATCCCATGAGGAAGAGATTGTTAAGTTGAGACCAGGCTGCGACTTTTAAAGTAAACAACTTGGAAACGCGTTTCATAGACAGCTCCTTTAGGTTAAAGGGAAGCACTAAGGTAGGGCCGTGACGGCACTACCCGTCGATTAACTCTGCAATAGTATGCTGATAATCCAGGATAATCCTTGGACTAGCCAGACATACAGTTGGTCGAGTGTCGGCATATAGCCAGATCGGA